ACAGAGATAGAGTCAGAGAATGTAGACCCAGATACAGAGGAAAATGACAAATTAGAACCAGTAGAGTTAGATGAGGAAGAGACACCTACTCAAGTAGAGAAACTAGAGGAGACTTCCAGCACAGTAGTGGAGAGCAAGGACACAAAAGAAGATGTGAAAGAGGTTTATAGCAAAATGAGTTTAAATGCATTAAAGACGCTAGTTATTACTAAGGGATTATGCAGTGACGCTAGTAAATTGAAGAAGAATGAACTCTTAAAGTTATTAGAGGCCTAAATAAATAATTAATATTGGATATCTAATTATTTATTTTTTTGATTTTCTAGATTTCCTTGGTTTTTTGGATTTCTTGGATTTCTTAGATTTCTTAGATTTTTTTTGTTTTCCTCCTCTTATTCCAGTTGCTGCTAATGAATTTGTTTGACCACTATGATTACCAGTGGTGTTTGGTTGCCCATAAGAGTTTCTTACAAAATCTTTTTCTTGATTTCTCAACATTTTATTTACTCTGTCCATTTCCTCCAAGACTTCTGGGCCTACCATTCCAGATTCATTAACAGATAACAAACGTTGTTTGTTGCTGACCCACCAATTATAAAAATTTTTTTTAGGTGTGTTATCTTGGAACATATACCAAGTTTCCCATGTAGGTATTAAAGTTTGCCCATAACTTTTCAACCATGCTTTTCCTCTAGGTTCATATAAAAAAAAATAAAACTCAAAATAATCAACATAACTGCCGTTTAAAAAAAAAGGTTCAATATTTCCACCATTTACTAGTTTATTTTTTTCTTGGTCGGCATTGTATAAAAGAAATTTCCAAAAATAATCTTTTTGTTGTAAAGTAGGTTCATTCATAGGATTTCCAAAGAGCTGTTCTGAAGACAATATTTTATCAATAGTAATACGGCTTGTTTGACCTTCAGAAAGAAATTCTCCTAAATAAATTGGTATATTTTCTTGAAATTTGGTAGCAAATAATGAAGTAAAAGCTTTTATAACTGAACGATCGGTATAAAATTGTAATAACGTAGCAAAGCTACACTCATTAGTTTGTTTTCCATTATAAACAAAAAAATTCGTGTCTTTGTTTTTACTTGAATTTTTTATCACTAAGTACATCAATTGATTTGCTGTAATTAAATTAAGAATGAACCAATTAATATCATAATGTCCTTGGCGACTAAGTTCTTGTATTATTTGATATAATTGTAATTCATTCATATTCTGAAATAATTTTATAACATTTATAAAATTAGGATTATTAATCCTATTCATAAAAAGTAACTTATTTTCAATAATATTATTTACATTTGCTATAATTAGTTCTGGTCCCCATACAACTAAATCTTCACTAATACCTTCTTGCGCATCTGATACATCAAGAAGACCTTGCCCTACCTGTTGTTGATGTAGTTGTAGTTCATACTGTTGTTGTAGTTGATACTGCTGTGTTTCCATGTCATATTCATCCACATCCACATCCATTGCACTCATTATAACAATATTATACCATATAATTACAAATTAATTTAAAATATTATATGAGCATATAGTAAAATGTTTTCTTATCCAAATCCCGAAAACTTGGATTCCGCCTATCCTATTATAAAAGAAACTGTCCCTAAATCCTCTTTAGGATATGCCACCAATAATAGATATCCTGAATTCCCACCCCTAATGAGTGACGGAAGAGCAATTACTGCTTCTTGGCAACCCGAAGCCATTATTAACGATGACCTCATTCAATCTAACGGAATACGCTCTAGTTGGCAATACCGTAAGTATCTCACCGAGAACGCCAAAGATATTATGGAATATAATTTCCGCGAATCTTCTAATGATTTAGGTTATTATAAACGTGCCATTGATTTACCAAACATGCAATCTAGTCAAGTATACAATAGCCCCTATAAGTATACTTCAACTTCAGATAATGCTAAGCCATTCGGATACCAGTCCAGTGATTTAAAAGAATTATATTTATCTAGAGAACAATTAAGTGCACGTATGATTGCCCCAGTAATTACTCAAGCCGATTTGATTCAAAATGTCAAAAAAGATTAGTATATTATTCAATAATAATTTATGAATAATATAGTAAATGAAATTAATCAGTTTTGATGTCGGTATAAAAAACATGGCCTATTGTATTTTTGATATTTCCGCCCAAAATCTGTCTATAAATAGTTGGAATGTTCTCAATTTATTAGAAGAAGAACCGGTTTCCGAAATATGTACTCAAATGATACCGGGGAAAACCAAGAAGATTTTACCAAAACCATGCATAAAGATGGCCAAATATAGGAAAAATGGAGAATGTTATTGTGAGAAACATGCCAAAGGTTCTACAAGTACAAAAGGTTCTCAATTTATTATCCCAAATAAGAAAAATTCACTGACTTATTTAAAGAAACAAAAAGTAGAAGAATTACTCAAAATCGGGAAATCCCATTTTCTTTTTTTAGATGCAACTACTGTGCCAAAGTTGAAGAAAGATATTTTATTGGAATTAGAGAACTTTTATGAAAAGAATTGTTTTGAACCAATATCAAAATTAAAAACTAAAAATGCTTCGGAAATAGATTTAATTACGATTGGTAAAAATATGAAAGAATCATTACATAAAGTAGAAGGAATAAATGAAGTAACGCATGTTATTATAGAGAACCAGATTTCACCGATTGCGAATAGAATGAAAACAATTCAAGGCATGTTAGCACAGTATTTTATTATGAATCAATCTAATATTCATATAGAATTCGTATCTTCAGGGAATAAGCTGGGGCAATTTATTAGGGGAACCCATGGTTCCTCAGTTCGGCAAAGCCGAACAAGTTTGGAAACTGCAGAGCAGTTTCTGAGCCCTAAGACCCCTCCTTTAAATGAAGGTTTTAATAATTCCTCTATGACCCCTCCTTTAAATGAAGGTTTTGATGGTTCCTCAGTTCGGCAAAGCCGAACAAGTTTGGAAACTGCAGAGCAGTTTCTGAGCCCTGAGACCCCTCCTTTAAAGAAAACAAAGTTAGATATCGTCATAGATAAAAAGGCATATTCTAGTGATTCTGATTTAGAAAATACAATGATTTCAACAGATAAAAGTAAAAATAAAAATAAAAGTAAAAGATTGGAACAAGTAAATCCTGATTACAAGCAGCACAAACAGGATGCTTTATATTATGGTTCTCTCATTTTAGAAAAAAATCCATGCTTTCAATCCTATAAAGATAGTTTACAAAAAAGAAAAGGAATAAAGGTAGATGATTTAGCAGATTCTTTTTTACAAGGTATCTGGTATCTCAAGAAACAAAATATAATATCATATGCGGATGATTTAAAAATAATATTTGTATAAATATCATAATACCTAAAATACATTATGGAAATTATCGATCTAGGAATTAGTGATTTGGAACCAGTTTCTTTGAATTTTGGCGATTCAAAGCCAAGTGTTAATTTTGGCTCTGGAATTGAATTATTAATGAACGATAAAAAACGGTCATCAAGTTCTCTAAACTTAGATTTAGGAGAACTTGATAATTTAGAGAGCGAATTGAATGAAATATCAGGAGCAAATAAGTCATCAGGTGGCGGTGGTGATACCAAAACATTAAGTGGTTTAGCATCTAGTTTCTTTGGACTAGGTACTGGATTCACTGCAGAGCAACCCAAAAATGTTTCTATAAATATAGATGAACAAAACGATTCTAATTTAGGTAATGCCACCAGAGAAAGTGTGGGGACTACAAAAACCTGGGATGGTTTCACCAAAATGAATGAGATTCCGGTTGCATCTAGTACTTCAAATGTTCGTATGAGTGACCGAGACCGCCGTCGTAAGATGCGAATGATGATTAAAAAATTAGAGGAATGGTATGCCAAGGGATTAACCAAGCATAATTCTCATTTTGATATGGATTCCCCATACGAAGAAGTAGAGGATGAGTATGAAAGTGCCATGGAAGATAAACGTAAGAAAGACAGTGTTAAGTTACAGGGTTGGTGGTTCATGACATTTATTAATTCTATGGAATATGCCAATGCGGCATTTAATCCTTTTGATTTAAATTTGGATGGATGGGGAGAGCAGGTTAGTGAGGATATTGATAGCTATGAGGAGATTTTTGCAGAATTACACGATAAATACAAGGGTGGTAAATTGGCACCCGAGATTTCACTCTTATTACGTGTAGGTTTTAGTGCAGCTGTACTTAACTTTTCCAATAAAGCATTATCTAGTGCTACCCCAGCATTTAATGATGTGATTAAACAGAGTCCAGAGCTTATGAGAATGTTTACAAATGCTACAGTGAGTAGTATGAGTCAGGCATCCCCAGGATTTGCTATGGCGAATAATTTGATGCAAGAGCAGGCTAACCGCCCTATGGGTAGGCCACCACCTGCACCAGTAGAAACGAAGAATATGCCACCTCAACAAAGACCTGGAATGGTTTTCACAGAGTCTAATAATCGTCCTGATTTAGCGGCTGGTCGTGGTACTATGTTTAGAGAGCAAGGTCAGGAATTAAACAATGGGTTTGAGCGGTTAGATGAGCCACAGAGAACAGTAAGACCTATGCAGATGCCACCACAACCTATACCTCAACAACAACAACAACAACAACAAATGCCTAGACCGGAAATGAGGGGACCACAGTCAACTGATATTGATAATATTTTGAGTGGTCTTAAAACCCGTTCCGTAAACATTCATGAACAACCGACTGTAGAGACAGTACATGAAGATGATTCTATGATTTCTATCACTTCATTGAAGGATATAAATGGGTCAAGTATGCCAAAACGGTCCAATCGTAGAAAGAATGGGTCGGCAAAGAATACTATTTCTTTAGATATTTAGACTAGCAGGGAACCTACGGTTCCCCTGCGACCCCTCCTCTTTCTTTTTAGGTAATTTCACTTAAATCTGCTCATTTCATGGGCAGATTAAATTATAAAAAGGTTTAATAAATTACTAATATTTTTTGTCTGCATTGTAGCTTTAGGTTTTATTAAACTTTTTAAAAAGAATAAGGAAGGAGGTAAGGGGGAAACCTAAGGTTTCCCTCTAATTTAGACAAGAAAAAAATATATTTATATTTATATAAAATGTCTTATATCAGAGCTAAAAATAGACAAACGAATAGTAATGTTTTTTTACAAAATCGTCTCAATACCTTTACTACCCCACCAATGAAAACTGGTGATTTATATGTAGAAAAGAACGAAACCATTGGTGGTAATTTAGACGTTTCAGGAAATCTTACAGTCCGTCAAGATTTAAGAGCAAAAAATTTTTATGCTTCGGGCAATTACTATTTGAATAATTATGTTTTAATTCCTGCAGGAACCATTATACAATCTGCTGCTACAACTATCCCCGGTGGATGGTTATTATGTGATGGAAGTTCTTTAGTTGTTTTAGAATATCAAAGTTTATTTAATGCAATTGGTTATACGTATAGTACTATAAGCTCAGGTACAAATTTCAATATTCCTGATGCCAGAGGACGAACAACTGTAGGTTCTGGAACTGGAGTTGTACCTTCATTAACTACACGTGCATTAGGCAGTAAAGGCGGTGAAGAAACCCATACTTTAACTAAAGCAGAAATGCCATCGCATACACATACATCTAACGCCGTCGGTGGTTCTATCGGGTTAATAACTTCTTCTCCTGGACTAAATACAGCAGCTACTGGTCTGGATGCAACTACGGGTGAACCAAATTTATTTACTAATCCTTTACCGGCTCTTATAATAGATCCTAGTGGTGGTGGTATTGCACACAATGTGATGCAACCTTTCATAGTTTTTAATTACTTGATTAAATATTAATAAAAAAAATTTTATATTTTGTTATTAACTTACAAAATACAAAACTAAAATTATTATAAACTTAAAGACTTAAAGATTTAGTCTAATCTTATGACGGTACAAATAGGATATTACAGCATCCTTAGTATTTACATGGTTTTTCCTGGGATTAA